GGGTGGAATACGACCACTTCCGGGACCTGTATCGACGGATGCGGGGCTCTGATCTGGACGACAATGCGCTCAGGCAAGCCATCAAGCGGGAGGGCGACGGCCTTCTCACTCGGGGCTTCATCGGGCGCTGCGATCGCTGGATGTGGATCACGGCGGACGGCGGCCAATACCTGACGAGGTTCCGCCGATGACCCCGCGTTACGCCACCCGTTACGCACCCGTAACGGCCCGACGTAACGGGCGTAACGGACCTTTCAGGCGCGTGCGCTCGCGCGCGTTTGAGATATTAAATATATATATTATAATAACTACTCGATGTTTAATTAGTTGTTGGAAGTCCCTCAAGGGACTTTCCAACAACGGTTACACCGAGTCCGTTACCGCGCGCGAAGGTTTCCAACACCGCGCCGCGTCAATACTGGCCGACCGCCCCGCCAACGACCTCCCCCGCCAGACCGGAGACAAAGCCGCATGACCGACGAGTGGAAACTGCAAAGCGGACCAGACGCGCCGGATTGGTTCAAGGAGGCGGTGTTTGCCGCGCGTGTTGAGCCCGTTGATCCGGTGACCAACGATTGGTTTCGCCACGGAGCCAAGATCGTCGCCACAGGCCAGATCATCCCGCTTGGAGGCACGATCACCAAGGAGATGGTTCGATGACCCGCCGCAAGAAGTCCAAGCCGTCGTCACCGGAGGACATCGCGCGCCGCGCTGCCGAACGCCGGGAAGCCAAGGCCGAAGCCCAGCGTCTGGAGGCCCAGGGCGTATCGGTCACCATGGACGCCCAGACCGGCAAGATCGCCCGAGCTGTTCGCGTGGACGTGTTCTCCCTGCTCCTGTCACGCGGGGCGCTTGGCGAGGCCGAACACGACGCCTTCCGTGGGTATCAGCAGGACGTTCACGTCGCCCTCGGTGCCGAGACGCCCGAGCGCCGCCCGGACTACATCCGCGCCAGCACCGAAGGAGCCCCGGGCCAGAACGTCACCCAGCGCATGGTCGATGCGTCCGAAGTGGTGGATCTGACCCTTCGACGCCTCGGAAGCCGCGACAAGGCCCTGCTTAACGCCCTGATGCAAGAGGGCGCGGCCTCGGTCACCCGCTGGCGGATCACCGTCCAGAACCACACCGGAGAGACCCGCGACGAATGCCAGGCCGCCGCCATCCGGTATCTGGGGGCGAACCTGCTCAACGCCCGAACGGTCGCCATCAAGGCCGCCGCCGAGATGCGCGAACGGCGGGCCACGGCCCTCGCCGCGAACGATGCGATCGAGCGGAAGTTGACGGCTTGACCCGACGCACCGGGAATGGCACAAAACGGATACGGCGCTTCGCGCGTCCGCTGGCAGAGGCCCCCGCATCCGCGCCGGGGCCTTTGTCGTATCCGCGTCCCCCTACGTCCTGCGCTGCGGCACCAGGCTAGAGCCGGGAAGCGACACACTCCGACAATCCAAGCGAGGCCCCGCCATGTCCATGGTCTGGAAAGCCGTGATCCACATCGCTGACGGTCTCTACCGTCTCGCCGGGGCCAAGTAGCCCCACAACCTTTCACAACGGAGGGCCAGATGGCTCGTAATAACGACTTCCTTCAGGGCAACGTCGGGACGGCCGCCTCTGGCGTCATCGCGACCGAGTTCGGCGACAAGTATCAGCACGTCACTGTGCTGGACATCCAGACCACGTTCCCGGCGATCGCTGGCGGGGCCAACCTCGCGGTCGGCAAGCTGCTCTACACCCTGCCCGCTGGCGGCGCAGTGATCCAGGCCTCGCGCATTTCGGTTGCCATTGACGGTGCCGCTGCCATCCAGGCTGACACGCCCGACATTGGGCTGGGCACGACCATCGCCTCGGGTGCTGTTGCGGTCCTGAGTGGAACGGCGGCCTTCGAGAACGTCCTGACCGGTCAAACCATGACCAACTGCAACGGCACGGCGAGCACGGCGACGGTTGGGACGCAGCTTGTGATCGCCGACGCCGACAGCCACGCCATCTATTTGAACGTGGCAGATGGCTGGGCTGCCGGCGGTGATGCGGCTGCCGACGTGCGCGGTCGCGTGGTCATTCACTGGCGCTACCTGGCCTAAACAATCAACAGGAATCAAGATGGCGCACGGTGGCAAGCGTCCCGGCGCAGGGAGGCCGAAAGGTTCGCCCAACAAGGCGACGGCTGACATTCGTGACGCGGCCCAGCTCTACACGGAGCAGGCCATAGCGACATTGGTTGAGGTGATGGTTTCCTCAGAGCATCCGGCTGCGGCGCGGGTGTCTGCTGCGAACTCGTTGCTGGACCGTGGCTATGGCAAGCCCAAGCAGAGCCTGGACGTAGAGGCGAAGATCAACGCCCAAGAGGATGCGCTTGACGCTCTTGAGTGAGCGCGAGCGCGCCATCCGGCTACGGCTCAAGGATGACCTTCCGCACTACGCGGATCGGTGTCTTCGCATCCGCACCAAGTCGGGCTCGATTGAGTCGTTGAGCCTGAACGCGGCCCAGCGGTTTATCCATGCCCGACTGGAGGAGCAGAAGGCCAAGACCGGCAAGGTTCGGGCGCTGATCCTCAAGGGCAGGCAGCAGGGCTGCTCGACCTATGTCGGTGGCCGGTATTACCACCAGGTCACGCATCGCCGGGGCTGTCAGGTGTTCATCCTGACCCACGAGCAGAGCGCAACGGATAATCTGTTTGCGATGGCCAACCGCTATCACGAGCACTGTCCGACGCTGGTCAGGCCGACGACGGGCGCTGCGAACGCAAAAGAGCTGAACTTCCCCCTGTTGGACTCCGGCTATCAGGTCGGCACGGCGGGCACGAAGGCCGTGGGTCGATCCAAGACGATCCAGCTTTTCCACGGTTCCGAAGTTGCGTTCTGGCCTCACGCCGAAAGCCATTTCGCGTCGGTCATCCAGGCGGTGCCAGACATGCCGGGAACCGAAATCATCCTTGAGAGCACCGCGAACGGTATCGGCGGCGAGTTCCACGAACGCTGGCAGCAGGCCGAGGCCGGGATCGGTGACTATCAGGCGATCTTCGTTCCGTGGTTCTGGCAGGAAGAATACACCCGCGACGAGCCGTTCGTTTCCGACGACGAAGAGGCAGCTTATCAGGAAGCGCACGGCCTGACCGATGGCCAGATGGCCTGGAGGCGGGCCAAGATCGCGGAGTTGAAAGACCCGCTGCTGTTCAAGCAGGAATACCCGGCCACGGCGGCCGAGGCGTTCCAGACCACGGGCCATGACAGCTTCATCAAGGCCGAGGCGGTCCTGAAGGCGAGGAAGACGACGTGCGTCGGGATCGGCCCCATCGTTGCCGGCGCAGATCCGGCGCGGTTCGGGGATGATCGGTTCTCGATCGCATTGAGGCAGGGGCGCAAGGTCTTCTACCTCGAAAGCCGGGCCAAGCTGGACGTGGTCCAGGGGGCCAACTGGTGCCGTCAGGTCATTGACGAGCACAAGCCCAAGCGGATGTTCATCGACGTGGGTGGCCTGGGTGCGGGCGTCGTGGACGTGCTGCGGTCATGGGGTGCGCCCTACGATACCATTGTGGTCGGGGTGAACTTCGGCTCCGAGCCCTACGACGCCAATCCGAAGGACAAGGACGGCAAGGCGCTCGCTGGATACCGCAATCGGCGGGCCGAAATGTGGGGCAAGTCCCGCGAATGGCTGGACGATGTGGGCGGGGCCGACATTCCCGACCGTGACAGCCTTCAGGCCGACGCCTGCGGGCCGAGCTACAAATACGACGTCAACCAACGGGTCCTGCTGGAGTCGAAGGAAGACATGAAGCGCCGGGGCTTCCGCTCTCCTGACGAATGGGACGCTGTGGCCCTGACCTTTGCCGAGCCGGTGAACGACGCGACGGCGGCGACCCGGCTTGAAATCCCCAACTTCGGCGCTGTGTAGGAGGCGACATGGACTTGCTTCAGCTTGTCGCCAACGAACGCAAGGCGGCGGTCGGGTTCGACAACGACGCCCTGCTGAAATCCGAGCGCGAGCTGTCGCTGGAGTACATGAAGGGGCAGATGCGGGATGTTCCGTCCCTGCCCAATCGGTCCAAGTCGGTTTCGACCGATATCAACGACGCAATCGAGACCTTGCTTCCCGACCTGATCGAGATTTTCACCGGGTCGGATGATGTGGTCGCCTTCACTCCGGTTGGCGAGGAAGACGAAGAGGCGGCCCAGCAGGAAACGGACTACATCAACCACGTCGTGTTCCACGAGAACGACGGGTTCATGCTGCTCTACCAGGGCTTCAAGGACGCGCTGTCGGTCAAGACGGGCGTGTGGACCTGGGGCTGGGACGACTATCGCTTCAAGGAAGAGGCGGTCGAGGTCTCCGACGAGGAAACCCTGAAAAGCCTCATTATGGGTGCGTCGGAGGGCAAATACGAGATTGTCGGGGTTGAGCCGGGCGACAAGGCGTTCAAGGTCACGCTTAAGAAGCCGGATGGCGGTGGCTGCGTCTGGATCAAGTGTGTCCCGCCGGAAGACTTCGCCGTCGCCCGAGACACGATCCTTCTGCGGGACGCGACCTATTGCGCGATGCGGACCCGGCCCCGGGCGCAAGACCTCATCGCGGACGGGTATGACGAGGACAAGGTCAACCGCCTTCCGCAGTATGTCGTGCCGGATGACGAGATCGAGCGGGCTCGCGACACGGCGGGCGAAAGCGACGAGATGGCGGACACGGCCTTGCGACAGGTCGAGATCGTCTCGCACTACATCCGCGTGGTCGAGAACGGGAAACCGCAGCTCTACCGCATCGTGACCGGGGCCGATGAGACCATCGAACTGGAGCGCGAGAAGGTTGACGCGATCCACTTTGCGGCGGTGACGCCCTATCCGGTGCCCCACAGGTTCTATGGTCGGTCGGTGGCCGATCTGGTCATGGACATCCAACGTATCCGCACCTCGCTGCTGCGGATGTTCCTCGACTCCGGCTACTTCGCGCTCAATCAGCGTCACGAGGTGGCCGAGAGTGACTCCAGCACCAACACGCTCGCCGACCTTCTGCGGAACGAGCCCGGCGTGCCGGTGCGGTCCAAGACGGGCAACGCGGTGCGTCCGATCTCGGCTGGCGCGCTAAACTTCGACGTTCAGGGCGCGCTGGAATACGCCGCGACCATGTCGGAGCAGCGGACGGGCATCATCCGCAATGCCCAGGGGCTGAACCCGGATACCCTGCATGACACCGCCAAGGGTGCCTCGCAGCAACTTGGGCAGGCCCTGAAGCGCACCCGCCTGATCGCCCGCATCTTCGCCGAGACGGGCGTGAAGGATCTGTTCCTTGGCGTCCACGCCATGATCCGCGCCCATGCCAGCCGCAAGCAGAAAGCCCGCCTGAGAAACAAGTGGGTCGAGATCGATCCGACCTCGTGGGGGTCGCGCAACGACATGACGATCGAACTCGGCGTCGGTGCCGGCGGCCGTGAGTTTGAAATCCAGAAGTCGCAGATGCTGGCCAACATCCTTGGCGAGGTCAGGGCGGCGGCTCCCGGGCTGGTGCCGGTCGAAAAGGTCTACAACGCAGGCAAGGTGTCGATCACGGCGGCGGGCTACAAGGACCCGGATCGCTTCCTCGCCTCGCCCGACACGGTGGACCAGACACCGCAGCCCGATCCGGCTGTCGTCAAGGCCGAGGCCGATGCCCAAATCAAGATGGCCGAGATTCAGATGAAGGACCGTCTTGAGCGGGATCGCATGGCGGCTGAGTTCCAGCTTCGTGAGCAGGAAATGCAGATTGAGGCCGAGCTGAAGATTCAGGAGATGCAGGCCAAGGCGATCATGGGTCAGACGATGCCGAGCACGAACATCCGGGGCGTCCAACCCGGCGGGGCGGTCGGATGAACGCGATCATCGACGGCAACGACGCCCGTCAGGAGCTGGTCCACACCGAGCGAGCGTTTCAGTCAATCCGGGACGCGATGGTGTCTCGGCTGCTGAAGACCGGCCTTCAGGAAGACGACGCCCGCCGGGCTCTGGTCCTGACGATCCAGACGCTTGATCTGGTCAGGGACCGGCTTGAGCAGGTCGTCAGGGATGGCGAGGATGCCCAGCGCCTTGCCGACTACGCGGACGAGATCGCCGCACAAGGTTTTGAAACCACCCCATAGGTGATTGATGACCGACGCCACGTCGGAGACCCCGGAGGCCTTGGCCCCGGAGCAAGGCCCCCTGTCCGCTGACGAGGCCGTGCTGGCCCTCACGGAAGGGGCGCAGGAACAGGATCAACCGGCGGCCCAGCCGGAAGACGCCCCCGAACCTCAAGAGGTAACCGAGGGCGAAGAGCAGGACGCAGACCCGGAAACGGTAATCGACGCGCCCTCCTCATGGGATGCCGAGGCCAAGGCGAAATGGGCCGAACTGCCGCGCGACGTTCAGGAAATCTTCCTGGCCCGCGAGGCGGATCGGGACCGCGCCACCTCGAAGGCAGTCTCCGAAGCCGGACAGGCCAAGAAGCAAGCCGAACAGGAAGCCGCCCAGATCGTCGCTCTTCGGAGCCAGATTGAGGACGTGCTGCCCAAGGCCCTTCAGACCTTCAAGAGCAAGTGGGACGGCATCAACTGGGCGGAAGAAGCCCAGCGAGACCCGGTTCGCGCATTCCAGGCCAAGCAGGTCATGGAGGCCGAGCGGGAGCAACTCGACCAACTGCAAGCCACGCAGCGCGAGGCCCAGGCGGTAGAGCACCAGAACCACATCCGCACCGTCCTGGCCGAACTGCCGACCATTGCCCCCGATCTGACCGACCCAAAGGAAGGTCAGGCCCGGGTAAGCGCCCTGTCGAAGTTCCTGATCGAGGAAGAAGGGATCAGCCAAGAGGCCCTGAAGTGGGCTTCCGCTCGTGAACTCGCCCTCGCCTATGACGCGATGCGCTACCGCGCCCTTCAGGCCAAGGCCAAGGACGCGATCACCCGCCCGCCTGCCCCGAAGTCGGTCAAGCCGACCGGCTCGCCGCAGGTTTCCTCAGATCCAGCCTCCACCATCTCGCGCCGTTTTGCCCAGACGGGGAAGGCCGACGATGCCGTGGCGCTGATACTCGCAAAGGGACTGTGAGGCTATGGCCGCACCCACGAACACCACCACGACCCTTGTTTCCATCGGGAACAGGGAGGACCTGGAGAACGTCATCTACCGCGTCGTCGCGGAAGAGACGCCCTTCGTTTCCAACATCGGCAAGGACAAGGCGACTGCCACGTACCATTAATCATTGGTGGTAATAAAATTCCGCTATATGCTGGGACTTCCTTAGAGCGACGCACCCCACAGAGGAAAAGTGGCGTTGATTGGAAAATCAGCAGGTAAGAGTTGGGAGTATCTCGTCGGAGTTTATCTTGGCGATGGATGCGTTACGACGCATCAGGGGCGGCCTGTATTTAGGCTGAACACCATCGACCTTGATTTTGCAGAGGCAACGAAAGCAGCCCTGCAACACCACACCGACAGACCGATCAGCATCCACACACACCCGGTTTCGGGTAGCTCAAAGCCGAACCACAGCCTTCGTTGCGGCGACCCTGACGTATGTCAGCGTCTCGTTGCAGAGACGGGCGGCAAGGCCAGGCTGCCGGACTGGATATGGAGCGCGGATCAGGGCGGACGACTGGCGTTCATCGCCGGGCTCATGGACAGTGAAGGCTTCGTCTCTCATCAGAGAGCGAGGGACCGCTACTTCATGGGCTTCAAATCGACCGACCTGTGGTTTGATGACTTTGTGCGCGTCCTGAACATGGCGGGCATCAAAGTGGGAAAGATTGGCGTCGAAGAGCCCCGCAAGCCGGGGTATCGGACGCCGAGGCGCTTCACCATCAAGTTTCCGTCGTGGATTGCATCGGGAGCCTATTTCCACATCTCCCGCAAACAGGAGAGGGTGGATCGCTGGCTCGCTCAGCTAACCTCAGAGGCTAATATGCGGAACGCTGCCTAGCAGCGATGATAGAGTCCGATCTGCGGTGAAAGCCGTAGAGGGAGCGTCGTGAGACATCTCCCCGCCCCGCAGGGGGTCAGTAGGGGTCAGTCCCCGAAAGTAACAGACTGGAATGGCAGACTGAGACCCTTCGCGCTCCGGCGGCCAACGCGGCCCTGGAAGGCGATGACGTTTCGACCCTGAACGCGCCGAACCTGACCACCCGCGTCGGCAACCGCTGCCAGATCTTCACCGAGAGCGGCGGCGTCTCCATGACGCAGGAAGAGGTCAACAAGGCTGGCCGGGATTCCGAACTGGCCCGTCAAAAGCTGCTGAAGGGCAAGGAAGTCGCTCGCGACATCGAACTGCGCTTCATCGGCAACAACGCCTCCAACGTCGAGTCCGGTGCGACCCCGCGTCGTTCGGCCGGCGCTCTGGCGTGGCTGACCTCCAACGTCTCGCGCGGCGCTGGCGGTTCGTCCGGCGGCTTCTCCGGCGGCATTGTCTCTGCGGCCACCAACGGCACCCAGCGTTCCTTCACCGAGGCGCTGGTGAAGTCGGTTCTGGCCACGGCCTTCTCGAACGGCGCTCGTCTGTCGCAAGCCTATATGGGTCCGACGCACAAGCAGCAGTTCTCGGCCTTCACCGGCATCGCGGACATCCGTGCTGACGTGTCGGGCAAGCGCCAGGCCACCATCTACGGCGCGGCCGACGTCTACGTCTCCGACTTCGGCGACCTGACGCTGATCCCGCATCCGTATGGCCTGACCCGTGACTGCCTGATCATCGATCCGGACATGTTCGCGGTCGGCACCCTGCGTCCGATGAAGACCACGCCGCTGGCCAAGTCGGGCGACAACGAGCGGTTCCTGATGACGGCTGAAAAGACCCTCATCTGCCGCAACGAGCGCGGCGCTGCCGTGGTCGCTGACCTGACCTGACCCTAGAGGGGGGAGCTTCGGCTCCCCCTTCGCTTTCCTGAGAGAAACATGCCGAGAACTGTCAAACAGGCCGAACGTGAGAACCAGGCCGCCGCTGAAGCTGCCGATGTGGTCACCGTCCGCATCACCAAGCTTGGGGCGGGCAAGGTCGCAACCGGCGAGCATGTCGCTGCGGATGGCGACATTCTGTTTGAGGCGGGCGAAGAGACTTCGCTTCCGCGCGTCGTGGCTCTGGAGCTTGAGGAGCGCGGCTACGCGGAGATTCAGGAGCCGAAGGCTTGACCTTCGTCCCGCTGTGGACCTCACGCGGCGGGGTCGAGAAGCGACTTCGTCTGAACGCGGACGGGTCGATGGACGTGGCGATGACCCAGGATGTGACGGACATTCTGGAGCGCAACAAGGCGATGGCGACGGAGAACGACGGGTTCAACAAGGCCCGCGATCTGCGTCGCGTCGCAACGATACCGGAGGCCGTCGCTGCCAAGTGGCGCGATGAAGGCTGGTATCCGCACGACAAGAAGAAGCTGGCCGAAAAGCTGAACTCTGCGGAGTGGGCATGGCTGCGGACGGCTGAAGGCAATCTGGGTGTCTCCAACGGAGTGATGCGATGATCTCCGACTACGGGACGCTGAAGACGTGGCTGGCGGATCGCATGAACCGCACCGACCTGACAAACGTCATTCCCGACGCGGTCCGGTCGGCTCACGACATCATCGTCTCTGAGGCGGTCATTGCGGCGGACCTGACCATTTCTGGCCAGAGCACGGCCTTGCCGGCGGATTTTCGTCAGGTGGACGCGCTTTACCTCGTGGAGCGGCCGTTTTCCCAACTGACCGAGGCGTCGCCGGAGATCACGCAGAACATTTCGGGCGATGGCATCCCGACCGTGTTCCGCATCGATACGACGCTGCTGGTCTATCCGTCACCCCAGGTCACCTACAAGGCCAAGCTGCTCTATTCCCTGTCGCGGACCTT